CATTAGACCTTCAGCAATATCTGCTCTCCGATCTACCTTATTCCAAGGATTATAATACTCAGCAGATTCTCCACCGTTATTATCTTTTTGAACTGTTAAAGCACCACCAAATGTATCATGAGATTTATTAATATCTACATCATTAGGGGACATAAATCTACAAATTGTATCCATCATAATCACCTTATAGGCTTACAACTGGTAATTTTCCAGCTGCTAAACCTTTCTTAACATCAATCTTATCATCCTGAGGTTCAGCATAATCTGATTGTGTACTTTTATGGAAGCTTAATTTTTTATATTCTTCCAATTCTTTACGAACTTCAGCTACTTGATTAAGAGCGTTCTTAACTTCATCACTTGGTTCTTCTGTTTTTTCTTCTTTTGCTTCTTCCTTAACGGGTTCAGCTTCATCTACAACTTTAGCTTCTTCTGCATCTTTTTTAAACGCAGCAAAATCTTTTGCTATAGAAGCAATACTTTCAGCGAGTTCTTTTTTTAACTCACTAATACTTTTATTAATATCATCTTCTGACATTTTCGAAACCTCCTTGTTATCATAACTCTTAGCAATAGCCATAGCCGAAGCATGACGATTAGCGGGTATAGCGACAAAACTTGCCTCTAAGAGTTCAATATTAGTATAAACTTTTATTTTCTTTTCGTAACCATCTAATTTTCTCATTTCGTGAGCTTTAGGAATAGCACCAATGCTTACTCCTATTTTTGCTCCTTCATCGAGCATACCTTTAATGATTAACGCGTTAGGATTTGATTCATAAAATTTAGGTTCACATACTAGAGCGGTATGATCGTCAATAGTAGTAACTGTTCTGTTTATCCATTCAGCTACTTGGTTGAGAACTTTGTTTTCATGATCTAGTAATGCGACAATATAATCGTCGTCTTCTTTAATTTTAAGTAATGCTTCTTTTCCAATGATTTCATCGTATCGGTCAATACTATCATCTGATAATACTGCTACGTATTTTCCACCAGCATTTTTTACTATTGGCATGTACATTTCTATACGATTTGAGTGAGTACTTTTAGTAATAGTTCCAGGATTAGTAAGATTTAATTCACCATCATAAACATGACCTGTAGTTTGATCAGTAGAAGTACCATTAACTTTATTCAAGAAATCCTCAGCTTTTTTATGATCCATAAATCTAATTATAACGTCATTAGTATATATACAACACTAAAAAAGAATTCATGCAGTACGGAACTCTAACACGCACACACAGTTATGTACTACATGACCATTAACAACATAAGTATGATCATCTTCAACTTCCATATTATAAACCTTAATATCTTTAAAGAACTCTTTACTTACAGATATAACTTTATAAAATTGGTTTTCAGCATTAACATGACATTTAGCACAAAGAGTAATAAGATTATCAAGATCATTATTTTGAGTTGATTTATAAGGTTCATAGTGATGTATTTGAAGATTACTAGTACTACCACATAATTGACACATATAATTATCTCTCTCTTTTACTTCATCCTTTACGGCTTTCCAACCAGGACCTCTAAAAGCATTACCCCATTTTCGGTAACGACCAGCAATATAATTAACAGGTTTTTTACCAAACATACCATTCTTACTACCTATATGAGATTTACTTTGTTTAATTCGGTAATCATAATTTTTCATTACTGAACGTAAATTATCCCTATTTTTTTTATCATTTAACCAATTATGTTCCTTTAGATTATTATTAGAAATTTTTCTAGCTTTACTAATAGTTTTTTCAGGATCTCTAGTACCAGAACGATACTCATAATCTAAATGACAAGTTTGATTACAAAAAACATTACCTTTATTAATACGATACTTAGGACGATCAATAACAATACCACAACCACTACAATTAGTTAACAATTTTTCACCCCTAAAATAAAATCCTTTTCAGTAATATCTTGAGCTTCTTTCCAACCAGTATTAGTAAGAATAGGATGATTACCAGTACACTTAACATCTCCTTTAGATGTAGTAATGGTATAAACAAATCCTGTATAATCACTCTCAAACTTATGAACTACCTTACGATAACGATTCTTATGTGTTAATACAGAATAATCTTTAGCTATATTCTCAATAGGTATCTTACCAGTTTCAGTCTCTACAAGCTCTCCTTTAATAAAACAGTTCGGATGAGCAGGAGGATATTGATAAGTTTTACTAGTTACGGGATCACGAAAATTTTCATCTAAAGGAATACCCTTTTCAAAAGTAGGCTTACTAATACGTGTACAAATAGGACAAGGATTAACAACACTCCAAGCTTTACGACCATCAACACCACTCTCAATATAAGCAGTCTGTTTTCCTTCATTAATAAAACGATTAGTTTCAGTATTAGCTATACGTTTAGCCTGAGATTCAGTACTAGTATCAAAAATCTTACCAACATCATCAGCTATTTCCTTTCTTGATTTACCAGACTGAACTCCCTCTTCAACAGTCTTAATAATATCCGTTTGTAATTGTTTAGTCGTTCCTTTAATACCATGCCATTTCTTACCATTAATAGTGTAACCGTCAAGTTGTTGTTGAGATAATTGTTTTACTTTACCATCAAGACGAGCAGTAAAGCCTATATCCATGTTTAACTCCTCTTCAGCACTGGTCAACCCTGCAGATACTCCTTTTTTAACAAAGAATTTTACCTTACTAACAAAAGGTAATGCATTAATACTGTTCATCATTTGAGACAAGAACTCACCAAAAGTTTTATTAATAGGAGCATCAAGCTTACTTACCGCTTTCAAAGTACCTTCTTTCCAATCTTTAACCACACGTAAATAAAATTCTTCATAAGTATCAGCTTCTTCACGAACATCCTGACCAGGATCAATAATTTCTTTATTAATAACATTAACCACTCTTTCAGGACTTGATTCTTCAGGAGTAATATCAGCTGGTTCTATCTCAGATAATATTGGTTCATCATCAGCAACCACTATACCATGAGCACAGTATTCTAATTTAAAATCATTAATAGCATCATCTAACATTTTTTTATAGAATAAACTTTTTTTCTCAGGAAGTTCAGGAGTATTGTCTTCATCATTATTAGCTTTAGAATCATTATTTACGCTGTCTTCTTCTGAATCTTGATCATCAGAATCATCAACAGAAGCATTCATAGCAGTAACGCTTATAGGAACGTCTCCCCATTCAACAGGATCTCTTCCTTGTTCTTTACGGTACTCATTAATAGTAAGACTAGCAGATTCAAGCTCTTTCATGTTCTGTTCGAAATGAATTTGTTCTTCTGCATGATCATAAGGTTGGTATTCGAATTTGAAAGGAACATCTTCTTGTTGTAATAGTTCAGGAATAACATGACGATTAATATGGTTCTCAATCATTTGAAGGTAAGGCTTAATAGCATTCTTAACAGTTACTCTTTCTTGTCCTTGTTGGTTTCCTTGATTAACATTTTCATGAAATCCTACTTCTACTGGACTCATACCAAAAACTGCGAAAACAAGATGAAAGTACCATTTTTGTCCTTCTAACCATTCCATATCTTTATTACTGTTTTGGAATCTTTCTAGTTCAACATTACTATTATGAAATAGCATCTTGTGTGGTTTTCCTTTAATCTTATTATTCCATTCTGCTTCGAATCGTCTCATACTATCAGGTTTAGCACCAGGAAGACCAATAAGAAGATCAGGGATAGCATTGTTTTTGAAGTAGTCTTTATTGAAACGTGTTGATTGAATAAGTAATTCTAGTACTTGTTGTATTGTTTGAACAGGACTGAAACCATAAATATTATAAGAACGTTGATTCATAATACCATAGATTACTTCATCAGGTTCAAAGAAGATAGGTGCTGCTCTAGGATTCTTAAAAGAATATTGATAATAACCCATTAGTCTACGGTAAACATCTATACGTTTTAGTATACTACCACCATCAGCATAAGTAAGTTCTCGTAGTTCTCTTTGACCAAAGGGTTTAAGAACTGCTCTTTCTTCAGTGCCTTTAACATTACCAACATCATCAATAACAGGAACGGTTTTAATTTCGTAAGAACTATTACTAAAAATCTTAACAAGTACTCCAGCATCTAATTCTGCAATATCAGTAATGAAAGGAAGTAATACGTTAGATAATGTTTCACCATTAGTATTAATATTATCAAAGAAATCCATTACTTTTTTCTTATCAGCAGTATGAGGATCTTCATCTTCAGGATCAGTGTTTACTAGGTCCCAGTCTATAATACTTACTTCTTTACGAATAGTATTTTCTACCATTTGTACCCAAGGGGATTTAGCAAAGTCTCTTACTTCTACTATGTCTATTCTTCTTGGTTGTCCTAGTCTCGCACTGAAGAACCATTCTGGACTGACTGGTCTTTTACCTTCATCAGTATTAGGACCACTATTATCACCAAGAAATCCGAAGAATTCTTTTCCTATGATCTTTTCCTTTAAAGAAATTATTTTATCTGAAAGACCCATTATAACCTCATAAACACATTACTCACTATAAATACAACACTAAAAAAATAAGTCCTCGTACTTTCCAAGGTGTCAGGAGACCTAGTCCAAAGAAATTAATACTATAGGTAAGGGTTAGGAACAATACTATCCTCAAAAACCTTATCACGAATAATAGCTTGAGCAATACTCTCAGCAACCTTAGGATGAGTACCAATCTTATTCTGTAAAATACGATACTTACTAAGATTATTAATTTCCTCACTAAGACTCTTATCATGCTTATGTTCAGCTTCTGCAAGATTACGAGACTCCTCAAGAACCTCATCAACTAAAGCTTTAAGTTTAGCTTCCTGAACCTCAATAGCCCAAGCCTCATGCTCAGCAAGTTTCTTAAGAGTGGCCTCAATAATAGGAACACTAGCTTTAACATTCTCTAATTGTTTAGTTAACTCAGTAACCTTATTATTAGCCTCAAAAAGTTTATGTTGTTCCCCACCAAACATAGTAAGAAGAACCTTACTATCAAGTTCTAAATCCTCAACTGATTGACTAAAAACTACTGTTGATCCTTTTCTTTTAAACTTCATATCTACATTAACCATTTTTAACCACCCTCTGGAAAGGAAATCTCTCCTGCTTTAGTAGGATCTATCTCCTCACTAACCATTACTTTATTAAAATCAATTGTTTCAATAACAATAGTATCAAGAATGTATGCTGCATTAACTTCTACTTCCCTATCACTATGAGGTAAGTATTGTTTTTGAATAATACTACTTTTCTTAACCTTACCAGTTTTCTTATCTACTTCAGTAGCGTATTTTTGGTAAGTTATAGTACCCCTATTACCTTGAACATGACTTTCTAGATTACAAATCCACATTTTGGGAGCTTTAGTATACCAGATGTTTTGGTGTCCTCTTTTAATCTTAACACTTTTAGCACTAGCCATTTCTTGTATTTCTTTAAGACGGTTCATAACACGAGTCTTAACAGGTTTGAACAATTCTAACTTCATTGCGTCAGTTAAAGCTTTAACAACAGGTACTTTAGTTGGCGCACTAGCAATACTTTTATTTTCATTATCTACCATTTTTTTTCTTTCCTCATCATATTCTTCCGTACTTCATTACTATAATAGTAGAAGAACCTACTATATGTTTACTTAAGTTAGCACTAGGTACCATAACAAACTGACCAATATAATCATCTCTTTTAATAATTTTTCTTACTTGACGGTAATAGCGTTGTATTATTCCTCTGCTGTCGGTTCCAGCGATTGCTTTAACGATTTCTTTAACGGTGAACATTTCACCTTTGTGTTCGTCTAGGTAATCCATTATTTCAGCTTGACCCATTCTTTATTATTTTCTTACCACAATTAGAACAATACTCTTTTTTTAGGACGAGATGATTACAAGAGTTACATATTGTCTTACTATCTTCTCTAGTAAACTTCTTTGTATAGTCTAACACCCTAAAAAATCCCCCTTAATAAATATTATTACGTTATGATTATTTAAATATTTAGTTTAAATAATAACAACTATGATTCTAGACTTCCAAACTCAAACTCATAAACTTCCATCTCAGCACGTTCAATAGCTAAAGCCAAAGCAATAGGAATATCACCATGAACACCACTTTCAACAAGCTTACCATTAGCTAAAGCATAAGTACAACACTCATCCATGATCATATGAGCTAAATCCTTATCCTCAGGAGTCCTATAAGGAATACGAATACGTTTGTTTTGAAATTGAGTAGCTAAACGATTAATCATAGCCATCTTACCTACAGTAATTTTAGTAACATCATCAGTAGGTTTAATATCTTCCTTAACACTGTCACGTGCAGCCGTCCAAAATAATGTGAATGGGAAACTATAGTTTTCTCTCATATCAGCAGAGATACTTCTAATACTGTTTTCTTCAAGAGCATTATCATCAAACTTTTCTATACCATTAATCATCTCAAGATAATCCATTTGTTGCAATACACTAAGTCCTTTCTTAATAACACACATGTAAAGATCATAACGATCCTCTTTCTTACCTAAACCTACATAAGCACTTTTATCAGCTGTTACTCTATCACTGAAAGCAAAATCTACTCCTTGTACTTTAAAATCATACTTATCACGATCAGAAAAACTAAAAGTCTCATCAAAACAAGCCTTAACCCAAGCTCTCTTAATAATACTAGACTCATCACTAACAGGATTATTCAAGAACTCACTCATTACAGCCGTTAAACCCATGTCATGGATTTGCTTCTTATAGTAATCTATCCCGAAACGTTCAGGCCAAACAAGTGTTTTAACATCTATCTCAGTAGTATCACCAATGAAATCAAAAGCTCTGAATATACTACCGTCAAGAGTTTGTATCTTTTGAGTAAGTAAACTATTAGGATGAAGAATAGTCCCTATGAATTTGTAACGACCTCTTAATGGGTCCAGGGCAGGAATAATACTTTTGTTTAGCTTATTAGCGTCTTTTGCTCTTAGGTCAGGGTTGAGTACTCTTTCGTCGTCTTCAATATCATCTAGAACTATTAGTGATGGACGTTTACTTTTATATTTAAGTCCTCTAATGTTTTTCTCAAAGGATAGTGCTTGTACTCGACATCCTCTTATATCAAACATGTCTTCTCGGTTCTTACCACTTAGTTCATCCCTTACAGTAATGATATTATTATCACCGTAAATAAAATGAAACATTTCATTATGGAATAGTTCTTCTTTTAGTGGTTCAATGAATTGTTTACTTTTCTCGTGGTTTTGTGACGTGTATATTATGTAATCATCGGTTTGGTAAGCTATACACCAGGAAATATATCCTAGTCCTACTTCAGTACTATTATGAGTGGGGATAAGATGTTTACCAACTAAATACAAACCATCAGAACTATCAACTTGAATACAATGACCTCTTTCACGATTAGGAAAGTACTCAACCTTAGTTATACCTAATCTTGGCCTATTAGGTAATCGTAATATTTTCTTTCTTTCCAGTTTTGTTGGAATATTTTCTATAGGATTAAACTGAACAGTATAACAAATATTTTTTCCTTTTATTTTACCATGAGAATGAGGTAATTGTTGTGTTATAATAGGCCTCATACCTAAACTTCTTACTAACTCACAAACATCATTAATTAATCGTTTATTTATATTTACGAAACGTACTCTTCCTCTTACTGGTTCAACATAACCATCAGAATCAATAAGTCCTGCTAATAATTCTAGTCTTTGTTTTTTAGATGAGTATTGATAGATTTCAGGAATATGTTTATTATTATACAATTTAAATTCTTTTAATAAAGTAAGAATGTTTTGTCCCGTAAAATTTGTTTTAATTACTCCTGTTATTTTATGAATTTGCACAGTAGATACAGTGTATGGTATGTTTTTTATAGATTTTATATCATCTTTGTGATGTGTTATACCAGTATCTGTTGAGCATCCATCACCTAACCACAAACCTAAATAATATGAATCAATAGGTAATTGTTTGTATTCAAATTGAAGAGCCTCTCTTAATGGTAATAAATATCGGGATCTCTTTCCTTCATCAGACCAATCACCAAGCATATCTTGGGTTTCAACCGTAATCTCTCTTTTTAAGTTTCTATCCCAAACAACCCACTCATGTTCTGCATGACACCTAATAATTTCTCCATCTCCGGTATGAAGTATGAAGTCACATTCACTTTCAGGTGATTTCGCGATTATTTTAATTGGTTTACCAAAAGCAGAAAATATATACTCGCCTAGTATTAACTCTCCATGTGTTTTCCATCCTTTTAATGTTAAAATTGGTACTGAATGAGCTATTTTTTTACCATGGCCTCTTGGAGCTGCTGTAGCGTCACTTGTTTTTTTATGAAAGATTTTTCCTATCTTATCGTGCATTTTTGTGAATTGGCTTGTGAAGTAGTGTGGGTATATGAATTGGCAGTAAGTATCGAAGTTTATTGGTAGTGAGAATAGGTAGTATAGTAACTGTTTCTTTTTAGGCACTAGGATTTTATCGTTGTTAATAATAGCGATACAATCATCCACGCTAACACGATCATTATTCATCATCAATAATCTCTATTTTGAACCTCACTCTCTTACCAGCAAGATTTTCAGGAATACTAACATTACCTAAAGCAATAGAACTATGATGTTTAACAAGCCACCAATTACGAGAAGGACTATTCTTAGGTAATCTACCATGACTACCACTTACTGTACGTCTAGCAACATAACTATCTTTAATAAACGCCATTAATTATCAACATCCTTTAACGGTCTTCTTAAAATTATAGCTTCATCACTTGTTAACACCCATGCTCCGAGAGTCATAGTATCGTAGTTTAAAGCTTTACTATTATAATCACACATTGTTATATCTACCCTTCTATAACTTTTACTAACTGATGCTTATTAACATTATTATAATAAACAAAAGACTTACCACAATAAACACAAACCTTACGCTTACCCTTAAGAACCCTACCAGCAGGGCTTACCTTCATCTGATTACCACAATGAGTACACATGACTAAAAATAATGGGTCACCTGATCTCAAGGCCAAACCTTCAAAAAAAACATAATACCAAGGATAATATAACAGATGGTTATTCCTCTAAAAAATAACACCCAAATATCAATCATTTTTCACCAACATAAGCACTACTAGCATCAATCCTATTAATCAAATACAAACAACCACCAATACCATAAACCTTAACAAGAAGACTCATACTATTAGAATTAAGAAGACTCTGCAACTCATCAGAAGATAATTCTTTTGCTAAATGTACCGCATTCATTAAATCATACCAAGGACTAAAATTATCATCAGTAACTATACTTCCTAATCTTATCATTTTTCTTTCCCCACCAGTTTACGAATCTTATCAGACCAAGAAATATTAATCTCTAAACCATCAAGTAACTCATCAACATCATCACTAGTAAGTAATCTTTTACCATCTTCAGCATATTCTAGGTTATCATACCAGTACCATACTACCCTATTCTTTTCCTCAATATTCATTCTTTTAAGTCCTCTTCTCTCATAGCTTTAAACAAAACATTACCAGGATGAACAGGCCATTCCTTCTGATTATAATCACAATCAGTATAATTAAGATGAAGAGACTCCCTCATAGTACAACGAACTAAAGGATTACGAGCCAACACCCTACCAAGCCTAGTCTTGTAAACCTTACAATAGCTTTTCTTATCATTATCATATCTTAAGTTCTTACATCTTTTTACTTTACCGTTATGTAGGAAGTAGCAGCATAAAGCACAATCAGAACACTCACTCATAGTTGAAGCCTCCGACGCAAAATAAGCAAAACCTCAGAACAAGTATAATCATACTTATCAAAAACCCCATCAGAAAATTCCTTCTCAAAATAATCAATTGTCTTAATAACAACCTGCTTATAAACATCCCAATCAGCAGACCAACGAGGATCATCAAAAGACTCAGTATTTTCAACAGTAAAATTAGAACGATCAAGACCACCAATAACCCAACGAACAGGAACATCATCATAAACACGAACAAAAGGACGACCAAGATCAAAAAATATTGATTTAAACTTATCATCCATAACAAAACGATAATCTTCAGTAAAACCAGAAAGATACAAAGATTTCATAAAATCACGAACATCACACAAACTATTCATATGACAAACATTAAACTCAATCATTTTTTGTTCCTCCAAGGAGTCCTACCAATACCCTTAAGATGATACTCACCATCATTATTAAAAAGACTAGTATAAATAGGATAATCACCAGGAAGAGGAACACGACTAAGCTCCTGCTCAGAAAAACCATAATGCTTCATCATACTCCTAGTCTGATACAAAACACTCATATTAAGCCACTCACGATCAAAAGTATCATAAACGGCCTCAGTAGCCCACAAACGAATAATAATCTTTCTAGCCTTATAACTCATAGTTTTCTTCCAACGAGACAAATAAGCCTTCTTAGATAGCTTAGAACCATGAGCTTTACGATGAAATAATACGAAAGCATCATCCAGTCCTTTAGTATATGATGACATCCAGATTCTTAAATGATCATTATACCATTCTTTCTTAACGTTTTTTATGAGGGTTTTGTTAAAATAACGATCAATTATTAGAATTATAGGATATATTACACGATATTTTAAGATTTTATGTACGATATCCCAGTTTTTACTACTTGGGTAGATTTTTTTCTTGAATAGTTTTTTAATAAAATTATCCGTTAAAATATTAGTTTTTATTTTGTTCACCTGCTCTAATCAAGCTCAAAAGCTTATCCTTAGCATCACCATCAAGAATATCAACAGTAGCAGTAACGGACTCCGAATGAACCTCATGCTCAGACTTAGGAACATAACCACGAGACTTACCCTTAGTACTAAGAACAAAATGAATAGCCTTAAAATCATTATGCTCAATAAGATTAAATAATTTAGACTCAGAAACATCAAGTAAACGCTCTCTCTCATGTAATAATAGATCATTAAGCTTAGGATGAAAAACGAGATAATCATATATTGCTTTACGAGTAACACCACATTTATTAGCTACATCTATTATTACTCCGTAACTATCTACTATTGCAGCTTTTACTTTAGGTACACTTAACTTAGTCATTATATCACCTTTATTATAAAAAGTGATGAGTAAGTGAGGTACGCCTCGTGACACTACGCACTGTGTTCATTCTCACCCATCACTAAACCTTCGCGAATATTATTACTCTTCTTTATGTATAGTATTATTCTTTGTGTTATTATCCCTGTCGGGGGACTACAACGTTAATGTGATGTTATTTGGGCCTTACAAGTGTGACAGTAATAAAAAGCACATTCTTGATGTTTAGTTTTTAACCACACCTTATTACGATATTCTAGCTTATTACTACCGCATTTATCACAATTAGTCTTGAATATCGTTCACAGTCTCCTTTGCTTCCACAACGACGGCACAAAACCTTATACTTAATGATTCTTGCGTC